GTTCGCAAAGATATTTCAGCATTTCAGGACAGTCAGATAGAGGCTGAGTTTGCGGCAGCAGTGGAACAGCATCGTGTTGAAGAGGTATACTGGGTAGGCGGCGAACCCTTGATGTACGAACAACATTGGCGTTACATGAAACGCATAGTTGAATTAGGGGACGGACCAAAGATATATGCTAGATACAATACAAACTTATCCAGAGTGGATTATCGAGGTATCAATCTATTCAGCGATATTCTTAGCAGGATTCGGGATTGGCAGATATGTGCAAGTCTCGACGGCACAGGTGCAATTGGCGAATATATTAGAACAGGTCTTGAGTATGATCGCTGGCTTGATAATCTCGGTAAAGCACTTGCGGTACGACGTCACCGACGTCAAGTACGAATTGACTTTACGCTCACTCTGCCCGGAATGTTCGAAGTTACACGCATTAGACAACTTGCACAAGCATACGGAGTCGACGTTCTTGCTAAAGTAATATTCTCATTCTCACCAGACATTGTGATGAGTCCTTTGGCTTTACCTAGATCGTTGTTGGACCCTTGGATTGATGAACTTGTGCCCCAAGTGGATGGTGCATTGCGTGACATACTTGTTCAGTTAAAAACTCGAGCTACATTTGAAGAACAATGGCCTGATCAATATGCAAAAGGTCTTGCAAAAGGCCGAGCTCGTGTGTTACAATTAGAAAGCATACGCACACAGAAGATCACAATGGCAGAGATACTGGCCACTCGTCCCGCAGTGCTAGAATGGTGGAACAACATTGCTTGATAGAATTGAAATAGACCTGCGTGGTGCAGACAATCTTACACTGTACATTGATGTCACGGACAACAGTCTCAGTCGCAAATGGCTCTCAGCGCTGAACAACATTATACGCAACAATTTGCATTTAGAAAAAAACTACTGCTGGTTGGGTTGGACTGAAAGTGAACGTGACGCTGAACACGTGATTGACCAAATCAACTACAGCATTGAATCTATCAATGCAGCCAAATTAGGTTACACGATAGACGATCGTTTCACAGTGACAGGCACCATACAAGACAACTTGGATGTTGATCATGATCGCATGAATCAACTGCATCGATATTTTGAAGATTTACAAGGGCATTCGGGTTACATGAGCCTGTATTGGCAGCAAGCTGATGCTGCCACACGTTGGCACATACGTCAATTAAATTTGTTGTGTCATGAATACGAAAGTCTTGTGCTCAGCATGCGCAAGGTCATGCAAGCACCCGAATGGCGCAGACCCAGCCAACTGATGTGTTGGCTCAATGCGGCACGTTTTGAATTGGACGCAGAAGATTACAAACTGTTTGGAGTAGATACACTCAATCGTCAAATGGGCGGAGTGTATGTGGGAGTGAACAAAGCAGTAGGCAAAGCACACTGGGAAGTATTCAATGATGAAGGACGCAGTGTGGATGAACTAACAACTACTGCTCTACGCAGTCAAACTGAAGCCGCTGGAGACTTTGACATTGAATGGGCAAGAGACCCCGGTGCATATCACTGGCAAATAAAGAAAATCGCCGAATTTAGAACATGGTTGACCACCAATGGGTTTGATCCTGAGGACCGTAGTCTCACAATTGGCCATCCACAGGTGGCACAGGTCAATTTAACAAAAACATTTGGTACACTGGATTACAATCAAATTTGGCAACAACTTTCTGCTCACTTAGATGTGCATAAAATTCGCACAAGTGATGCTGAAGCTACATATGAATATCACTGGAGTGATCCAGATTATGCTGAACAACAAATAAGGAGATTAGGATGAAATGGATACGCAGACTTTGGGCAAGAATCACTTTAGAAATCCGTTATCGTAAGAAGCTGAAAGAACTTCGCAAACGTGATCCGTTTATCTACAAATGAATATACTAGGTATCAGTGCCGGCTATCATGATGCCGCAGTGTCAGTGGTCAACAGTAAAGGCGACATCTTGTTTGCTGGACACAGTGAACGCTACAGTAAACACAAGAATGATGCTAACATTCATCAAGACTTAATATGGGACGTCGTCCCATTATGGGATGCCTGTGCCACAGGTGGTATTGATCATGTGGCCTATTACGAAACACCTTGGAAAAAACAACTACGACAGTTGTACAGTGGTCAAGGCATAGAGTGGAACAAGCTAACCACAAAACAAATCCTAAAGCAACAACTCAAAGGATTTTTCCCAAGTGCATCACACAGTTGCCACGGCCATCATCTGACACATGTTGCCAGCGGATTTCAAACCTCACCATTTGATCGTGCCACAGTTGTGGTAATAGATGCCATTGGCGAGTGGGATACAATCACAATCTGGGGAGCAGAATATGACAAGTCAGGACGAGCAAGATATAAAAGACTGTGGGGACAACAGTATCCGCACAGCCTGGGGCTGTTTTATAGTGCAATTACTAAGCGTGTGGGCCTACACCCATTAGACGAAGAATACATCACCATGGGTATGGCAGCATACGGCGATGATCATTATCATGATCTCATGGAAGCAGTGCTGATCAGTGATGCTGGCACCGTTGAGTTTAAACAAAACTTACACGCCGGAGTCGATGACACATTCATGGGCGGCCTGGATCACGTAGACATTGCTGCTGCTGCTCAACGATTGTTACAACGCTTGATAGGCAATGTCATGCGGCGAGCCAGAGATTTCAAATGGTCAACAAATCTTGTGTACCAAGGTGGTGTTGCACTCAATTGTTTGGCCAATACACGACTAGGGAGATTTTTTGATGATATTTGGATTATGCCCTGCCCCGGCGATGCTGGGTCAAGCCTTGGGGCGGCTGCTCTTGCGTATGGTAAAAGACTGCATTGGAATAATGCGTACCTTGGTCATAATATCCCTGGCACTTATCCTGTTGACGATATTGTCCACAGTTTACTTCACGATCGTATTGTTGGGGTGGCTAGTGGGCGTGCCGAATTTGGGCCTAGAGCTTTGGGAAATCGGAGCCTACTCGCGGACCCAAGGGGAACAAAAATAAAAAGTCAAGTAAATGCAATCAAACGCAGACAACAATTTAGACCATTTGCACCTGTCATCTTGGCCGAATATGCTGATGCATATTTTAACATGCCATCTGGTTGGCATACTCACAGTTATATGCAGTCAGTCGCTCACTGCTGTAGGCCTGACCTTTATCCTGCTATATGTCACGTTGATGGTACCAGCAGAGTACAAACTGTGACCAAAGATGGATCTGGAATAAGACAGTTGTTGGAAGCCTGGTATGCCGAAACCGGGTGTCCTATGTTGTTGAACACCAGCCTCAACATACGCGGTGAACCCATGGTCAATGATCGTGCAGATGCTGATCGTTTTGAGATGTTGTACGGAGTCACAGTATATTCATGATTAAATCTACAAAGACTCGATATTGCAATGAATTTTGGTACCACAGCAATGATCTAATGATTGGGGCCAGCATTGAACATTACGGAGAGTACAGTCAGTGCGAAATTGATTTTATCCTGAGTTTTTTAACAAATGATGCTGTGGTATATGATGTGGGGGCCAACATAGGATACCATACCACAGCATTTGCCACACAGGCCAAACGTGTGTATGCGTTCGAACCTCATCCTGGTAACTATGCATTGTTGGAAAAAAACACTGAGGAATTTGGCAATGTGTTTTTAGGGCAGTATGCAGTGAGCAACCGCAGGACAACTTGTTACATGTCAGATTATGACCCAGACCAGATCAGCAATTTTGGTGCAGTCAGTGTTGTTGACCACACCACAGGAATTCCGGTCACTGCCATTGATTTAGATACTGCTGGGTTGGACCTACCAGACTTTATCAAGATTGATGCGGAAGGACACGAATTACAAGTGCTACGAGGTTGCAAACAAATTATACAACAACATTGCCCTGTGATCTACTACGAGGCACATGAATCACATGACCTTAAAGAGATATACTTGTTGTTGAGCAAAGATAGATATATATTTTATTGGGCTCAAGTCAACAATTATAATCCTGCAAATTTTGCCGGCAACACTGATAATATTTTTGGTAGTAGTGGATTGATGAGTATCTTGGCTTGGCCTAGAAATCTAGGAGAACTGCCATTGACCCCTGTGCTGGGACCCGACGATACTGCTGGTAGATTTTATAGGGACGGACATCCTTAGAGATAAGTTTCTAAGCCACCACGTCTACGGATGTCTTGTGTGCAACAACTGATACCACCGTCCCAGAAGTAACTGTGACGCAGTTCGCTAATGATAGGTTCTATCCGGTGCCGGCGGCAATAGTCAAACACTTCTCGGTTGTATGCACTGAATATAACATGTGACTCATCCAGCACAAGACAGTTGACATCAAACACAGTTTCGGCCACAAAGCCAGTCCACTTGGTCAGGTAAGTGTTCACAAACTCTGTGAACTCTGCTGTGGG